CTACACATATGGGATATGACAATTTATCCGACTTCTAAGATAAATTATCTGCCATAGTGCCTCACCTCCTCCTCATTAGGCATGAAAAAAGACACCTCATTTGAAGTGCCTCGTAATGTAACGTTAAAATTTTCAATGTAACAATCATTCTGTTCCATATGCAGTTAATATTGTTAAATTATCCTTTTCATTGAGCCTATTTTATGTCACTTAAAAACTGCTCTTAGAATATCAGTAATTTCATCAAACTGAATACCTTCTGCATAGGGAAACTTCTGCACATATGATTCCCAAATTGTCTTAAGATCTTCACTTTCCTCTATATCTTTTAAATACTTCTCACTATTCTCTAAATAGATCAATGTGTTTCTTTCTTCAGCTTTCTTTCGAATTGCGTTTCTTAGACTTTCTAAATCAATATCATTTCTTCGAAGTGTTAGAAGAATATAAACATCATAATAATCTCTAGCTCTGGTATTTGCCACATTCCGCGCCAAAATAGACTCAATCTTTTCTGCAAGAATTGTATTTAAATTATACGCTTTTATTGAAATATCACGTTCTTCAAACATAAGCTTAAACGAATATTCTACTTCTCTTGGTATGATTACATCTCCAGTAGTGATGTCAATCTTCATATTGACTCTGATCGTAAAGAACTGGGCTTCTACAGAGACTCTGAAATCATCATAGTCACTAACATCATGGATGTTTTTAATAGCTTTTAGCCTAAAAATTACATTATCATCAAGCTCTATCGATAGAATCTCATTTAATATTTCTTCTATGGCCTCTCTATTGACAGGAATCCCTTTTATCGTTGTATCCATGTCCATAGTGCTTCTCATATCTATACCAACCATAGCTGCAATCAAGAATCCACCTTTGAGGATAAAATTGTCTTTGTACTTTGAAATCGAAATTCTTTCTAGAAGCCTTTCCATCATAAAATTCTGAAGCACAGTATTCGCTATCAAATTATTCTCTTTAGCCACATTGTTAATCCAGTCTTTCAATTGTCTAGGACTACCAATTTTCATGTCAACACCTCCATGTATTTTCGAACCAAATCTTTGATATTAAAAACATCGGCATACTTAAGTAGTTTAGAATAATCTGCTCCGGGAGTTTTCATATATCTTTTGACTGCTTCATTCACTAAATCAGTGTCAAGCTGATCTTTCTTTTTTAAGCAGTCACAAATGGTTCTTTCTTTATCATATACATAGACTTGATGCCCAAATGGTGTCTCCATGGCAATCCGGCCAATTGTATGAAGTCTCTCTGCAATGTAAAAGAACTTGAATTTTTCTTTCTCCTTCAACAGTCTTGTATTATACCCTGATGGAATTGTCAGCATTAACTGGAAAGGTGTCCTATCGGTTAAATCGTGAAAATATAATGCTGTCTCATGGGAAAAGATACCTTTTTTACATCTGTATTGTGTTAAGAAATATTCATCTTCCATTTGATCAGGATCCATATACAAGCCTTGTTCCAGCTTTTCAATTTCACCAACCTGATACATACGTTGTAGAGTTTTATAAGCCACTCCAGCTTCTTTAGCTTCACCTGATGTCAGAATACCTTTGTTGTCTTTCAATAGTTTAGTCACTAAATCCTTTTGAGTCATCAAATCACCTCCTTGTTTGTCATATTCGTTCGTAAATATAATATCATATACGAACGAATATGACAACTATTTTTTTGCTAATTTTTAGGAGATGATTCAATTTTACCTTTTATGTTAAAATAATATTTTATGTTAGCACAATTGACAATACCGTTTAGTCATTTTTGTTCGTATAATTTGTTGTTCATATGCACAAATATGACACCTAAAGCCACGCAGGAATCACATCATCAATAGACAGTTCTCGCTTCGGTTTTGCGATTCCAATGAACTGCTTATGGCATTCCCAAATGTCCATTAAGTAACCTATAGGCATCAGCCACACCTCATCTTCTTTTCTATTAAGATGGGCTGTGCCGTAGTAGATCAGTCGGGTAAATAACTCCTCATCACTTACCCGACTACCTCGTTTTTTGAGGGTTCACTCTCCACATTTCTCTTGGTCCCCTTCATCATACTGGCCATGATGGCGTTCTTGTAGGTCGCTAGATCAAAAGGTGTGGTGAGAAGCTCCACTTCTTCTTCGGTGAGCAGCTCTTTCTTCTGATCCTTATTCCTGATGTTATGAATCAAGATGGACTGATTGGCCAGAAGTGTAATCAGCCACACAATCTCATCAAGTGCCATTTCAAAGTTCTCAGTTTTCATGAGCTTCTCGCCCAAGTTTTCAAGACCGCCATAACGCCCCGCGATTTCTTTTGTTGCCTTCGTGGTGAGTACCAATTTAAATTCTGTGCCACCGATTTCAATGGTGGCGCTTCTATCTTCAGCTGCTTCTGTGAGTTTTACATTTTCATCTGCCATCTATCTTCCCTCCATTAAGATACGATTACTGTTGCTACTTCAGTGGTAACAGGATCTGCTCCACTTAAGTTCAGCACACAGTAATAGTAATAGGTATCCGCCAGAAGATCCGTTGGGATATCAAAGCTGGCAGAAGTCTCTCCATTAATCGGTGTACCTCCTGTGGAACTGTCGATGGTGTTTTCATACCACTGATACGTTACAGGATTGGATGTATTGGAGCTTGCCACCACAGAAAGACTTCCCGTAATGCTACCGACTGTCACTTCGGTGAGAGCTGCAGGCTGAGTCGTGATGGTAATCGCCGGTGTTACCGGAGTAAAGTCCGGTTCATACACAGAGGTAAACCAGCCGGAAATAGTAGATGGTGCAACACCGCTATCTCCTTCAGTGACTTCGGCTTTCCAAGGATGCTTGTTCTCCTCATCCAGTTTGTTTCGTCTGAAGACCGTTCCCTCTATGGTGGGACTACTAAATGTAATGGAATCACCTTTGGTCGCAAGGCTGGTGGCAGGAACACTAAAGATAACTCTGTAAAGCCAAAAGTATCTATAGCGTCCATTGGCCTTCTTTGCACGAAAACCGATAGCCACAGGACTTTCTCCATCTTCACTTCTTGAAACAACGACATTGTTACTGTCGATTTTACATCCTGTTAAATCCTGAGCTACCACCGAGCCAATATCGTCAATCCCAAGAGTCAGTGCGCCACTTTTGAATTCCTTGACCACTTCAGAAGCACCGTCATCTGCATAGAGAATTGCTTCAATCAGCTCCACACTCAGTTCTGCCGTCATGGCTTTTGCCAAGACTTTGGGTATACCATATGTTTCGATGCCATTTTCGTCTTCTGTGATTTTGGCGTAGTATAGACTATCCAATCCAATTGTTGCCATGTCCTATTCCTCCTTCAAAATAGCTGAATTTGTTTCAGCTAAAAATTCAATTCGTATTCTTTTGCCACATCAATGGCGAAGTGGTGAAAACCGGTATCTTCTTCGTATCCCAGATACCTTCTGTCCGTTATGATAAAGCCTGCTCCTAGTAGTGCTATTACCACTTCATTCTTTCTTGCCTGGTAGTTGCCCTTAGAAAATAAGGAGAGGCGAACTTCCTGTAGTTCTGCTACTGGCAGATCATCAGCATAATGATCGAAGATATCACTCATAGGGGTAAGGACCAGATATTCATCCGGAGCCTTTTTACTAAACACACCCGTTTCAATGGGAATCCCCAAAGGTTCAAGGACCTCGCCTATATCTTTCAAAATACTGTTATACACGACCTTCGCCCTCCCTTCTTTTAAATTTTGCTAATCTCTTCATCCAGCTTTCTTTTCATTGCTTCAATGCAGGCGTTTCGACTAGCTGTTTTCGCCGGCTTTAGGAATGGCTTAGCCGGTTGCCCAGACTTTCCATACTCTAAGATATTGGCTAGTTTTGCATTTGACTCTCCTTCTTTTCTCGGTTCATCAAAGCCCACCTTTACGTTATAATTCCCATCTCGATCCACACCAGCAGGGGTTACATCGAGAGCATCAATAAGTTCTCCAGTGGACCTTGATGGAAGTTTTGTGTCGCTTCCAACGGTGGCCTGTAGATTGGCTTTCACTTTGGCTTTCACCACTTCGCCACCAGCTTCCAGGACCTTCGGGATGATTTCATCGGTTTTCTCTGCCAAGGTTGATACCTTTAGCAAGAAATCCTCTGGCATTTTGAAACTTGATCTTGCCATGAAATCACCTCCTTGTATATTGTAGTTGTCA